GTAGATTCTTTCATAGCACAGGAAGGACAAATGCTACCTTTGCAGCAATCTTACAGGATTCCTGCAAGGGTGCATGGGTTAGCTATGGGTATAATAAATAAAATTAAAACAAGAATAAATAAAACATGGCAACCTAAAACACACCAGGGTGCTTTATCAAGATATTATGACTTTGAAGAAATCAACATGTCATCAGGTAACTGGTTAGTGTTAGCTAGAACTAAATACATGTTAGATAATTTAGAAGAGGATTTATATTTAAAAGGTTATTACTATCAAAATAAATTTAGAAAGCAGAGAGAACATACTCTACATCTAGCGGCAATAGACTGGGAGAATGCGAGAAAAGGACAACCACTAACTTATGATCAGATAGAGAGAATATATAGCTACATGAGTATAGATAAAAACAAACTAAAAAGTATGGTTAAAGATATAACTTATGACATAGATAAATTAAAAGAACACTATGGATTAAAAACAGACGCTGTTTGGTTTGAAGCATTTGATGCAGCTCCACAAAGAGATGTACAATATTTAAGAAAGATGAGAAAGAATGGAGAGAAGTTAAACGAAGCACCACGAATAACTTTGTCTACAATACATGGTGCGAAGGGTGGTGAGTGTGAGAATGTTGTGTTGCTTACAGATTTAAGTTTAAACACAATGAAGTCATACGAACAAAACCCAGATGATGAAAATAGATTGTTCTATGTTGGTGCAACACGAACCAAGGAACATTTACATATCGTAGAACCAAAACAAAAATATAAAGGATATAATTTATGAGTAAAGTATGGGACAAGCAGCATGGCGGGAGCCATTACCAAAAGTATAAAATTCAGCCGAGCAAGTTTGTAGTAGAGAATGAATTGCTATATCCTGAAGGTTGTGCTATAAAATACATCATTCGTCATCGTGACAAGAATGGGAAAGAAGACATATTGAAAGCTATACATTTTTTAGAAATGATACTCGAGAGGGATTATGAAACAGATATTTAAACCACAAACAGAATGGTTACCACCAGAATCTTTTCCTGATCTATCAAAGTATGATGAGATTGCAATTGACCTGGAGACAAAAGACCCGGAACTAAAAACTATGGGTTCTGGATCTGTAACAAATAGAGGACACATCGTAGGTATAGCTGTGGCTGTGCATGATTGGGTGGGATATTATCCTATCAGACATGAAGGTGGTGGTAATATGGACCATGGAATAGTTACAAGATGGTTTCAAAGCGTACTAAAAACACCTGCAACTAAGATATTTCACAATGCTATGTATGATGTGTGTTTTTTAAGGGCTGAAAGGTTTGAAATACATGGCACTATCGTAGATACCATGATTGCTGGCTCTCTCGTGGACGAGAATCGCTTTCGATACGATTTAGGTAGTTTGGGTCGGGATTATGTCGGAATAGGCAAAAATGAGGCTGTATTGAAAGAAACTGCAGATCATTGGGGTATAGATGCTAAATCTGAAATGTATAAACTACCTGCAATGTATGTGGGTGAGTATGCAGAGCAAGACGCTACGCTGACATACAAACTTTGGCAAGAGATGAAGAAAGAAATTTATTCACAAGATATAGAAGATATATTTAAATTAGAGACTGAACTTTTTCCTTGCCTAGTCGATATGCGTTTTTTAGGTGTGAGAGTAGACTTAGACAAAGCTCACAAATTAAAAAATAAACTATCATTAGAAGAAAAAGAATGCTTACAAAAAGTAAAAAAAGAAACAGGAATAGATACCCAAATATGGGCTGCTCGTTCGATAGCGCAAGTTTTTGAAAAACTTCACCTACCTTTTGACCGAACTGAAAAAACCAATGCTCCATCTTTTACTAAAAATTTTTTACAGAATCATCCACACCCTGTAGTTAAACACATTGCGCGTGCAAGAGAAATAAATAAAGCACACACAACATTTATTGATACCATATTAAAACATTCATATAAAGAAAGAATTCATGCTGAAATAAATCAGATTCGATCAGATCAAGGTGGTACAGTAACCGGTAGATTTAGTTACGCTAATCCAAATCTACAGCAGATTCCAGCACGGAACAAGGAACTTGGACCAATGATTAGATCATTATTTATACCAGAAGAAAAATGCACCTGGGGTGTATTTGATTACAGTCAACAAGAACCAAGATTAGTCGTGCACTACGCAGCATTACAAAACATGTATGCAGTTGGAGATGTATTAGATGCATACAACGAAGGTGATGCTGACTTTCACCAGATTGTAGCTGAGATGGCAGAGATACCAAGAGAACAGGCCAAGACAATAAACCTTGGTCTGTTTTATGGTATGGGTAAAAATAAATTACAAGCAGAGTTAGGTGTAAATAAAGAACGAGCAGATGCTTTATTTAAACAATACCATACTCGTGTGCCATTTGTTAAACAATTGATGGATAGTGTTATGGCAAGAGCCCAGGATCGTGGTAAGGTGAGGACTCTGCTGGGTAGACTATGTAGGTTTCACCTGTGGGAGCCTAACCAGTTTGGGATTCATAAAGCATTGCCACACGAAGCAGCGCTCGCGGAACACGGACCAGGGATCAAGAGAGCTTACACATACAAAGCTTTGAATAGACTAATACAAGGATCAGCGGCTGA